GAAATTACAAAGGGATGCTCAGGGAAATATTACAAACGATCGTGATCAACTTAAAGCGATACTTGCCGGACGTTGGATTCCACAAAAGCCGGACAATACTCAGTTTAGAGGATACCACTTGCCACAGTCAATATTTCCAAGTATCCCTCGAACTATTGCCGAGGCTCAGCTCTACAACATCAACCCTCAATTTTCAATCGAGTTCCAACAACGATATTCTCCTCAATCATACTTCACATCGCATTGTTTGGGAGAGTTCTACAAGGCAGAACGCCGTCCGATCACTCCTGAAATGGTTGAGGCTTGTTATCTCAGATACATTACACTACTGCAAGCACATGAAGTCAGAGCACTAAAAGAGGCATTCGAGAACGAAATAATTGTACTCGGTGGAGTTGACTACGGCTCAGGACCATCAAACTCTCAAACCGTTGCATCTGTAATGATCTACTGGAAAAAGTCAAACCGATATCAATTAGCGTGGATTGATCCTAGACCTCAAGAGCATCAACTGGACCAAGCACGATATCTCGCAGAAATGTTTAATGACTATGGCATTGACTTTGGAGTTGGCGATCTAGGTTATGGACAAATCCAAGTCAAACTTATGCAGGATGGAGGACGTGATAGTAAAGATCGCCAATTTACGGGCTTGGGAAAAAGACGATTTGTCGGTTGCCGTACTATTGGAGATGAAACTAAACCTCAACAAAAATTCATTGAGGAGGTTGACGAGCACGGGACTCAACTTGGACGAATCCAAATTGATAAAACTACTACAATCCAAAACTTTGTGGACTTTATTGGATCTTATGTCGCTCATCCTAGACGACCTCTTGACGAACAATGGAAACGCACTCTATTCATTATTCCCTTTGGCATCGAGTACGAAACCGACTGGCTTGTCAAGGAATTTGTATCAATAACACGCAAGGACCTTGAAAAAGATCCTGATGTGACAGTTGAAGATCCAAGACAAAAAGCCAAAAAAGAGTTCAACCATCCTCCTGACTCGGTTATGTCGATCATTTACTGTCTAGTGGCAAAGAACAACTATGATGCTAACAGATACAAGATACTTGGCTCAAGACGTGGATCATGATCTGTTTGTCATATTTTTCAATTAATTCAATTTAAATGGATAAAATTCACATAAAAGATCCCGTGGCAAAGTGTCGTAAATGTGGCAAGACATCACGGAATCCTAATGCTGAGAACTGGAAACTGTGGCAATTATGCTACCCTTGTGGACGAGAACTGCATCCAGATCACTACAAAGACAAACCAAATCACGGAACCGGTGGATCGTGGATGAGCAATAGAGGACTACAACCGTTCTCAGTGTACGGAATGGAAATACTGCTCAGGAAGCACGGACTAGAATTTAAAAACCCTTGAATAGTTTGATGTAACTGTCATCTCATGGGATTTATGACGAGGTTGAGGAGTGGTATTGCTCAAATTATTTCTCCTAATAATCTCAGTACGCCAAGACCTTCGTTCATAAATTCAATCGGTGTTAATGAAATGAAACGATCATTTACTCAAGGAATTGATATTCACGAAATGGCTCCGGGATTCTCTCAACCTGTTTGGGGTCCAGAGCTGTCAACAGTAGGAGCATACTCAAGGGAGGGATACACATCAAAACCGTTTGACAAACCAATCATCTCATTCAAGGAGATGGCAGTTGCACTCGCAACAGATGAGGACGTTTCACTTGCACTAAATCATTTATCATCTCAAGTCACCGGTGGAGAACATTATTGGAAAGGACTCAACGAGCAGTTAGTTGAATACATTACACATTTTTCATTTGATCTTAACTTTGATGAAATCGATACACGGCTCGTCAAGGAATTACTGTGGTTTGGAAATTCTGTTTGGAAACCACGGATGGGAATTTCAAACGTCAGATCAATGGACGACCTGATGCACATTCCAATCTCATCGTTTGTCCGTGTATGGTGGGACCGACAGAGAATCCCGTACAAACTAGAATTTAGAGGAGCAGAGTATCAAGGCTATCACAATCCTAACGAAATAATTCACTTGTCATGGAATCCAATCAATGCCTCTGTATTTGGAACTGGATTTGGCGTTGCCATGATGAGTCCACATACATTCATGCAGATTACAGCAAACGGTCCAGAACAAAATAATTTACCGGGACTGCTTGACAGGAAATATTCCAATCAATTAACAATGCACGTCACTGAAAGACGTTACACTCCGAGAAATGTGTATATCGCCAAAGATGCAGACGAAGGAGAACGAACTGCACTACAAGCACAGATTCAGGACCTACGACTCGGTGAGGACCTTGTAGCAGGATCAGCATTAGAGGTTCAAGAACTCGGCTCAATGCAGAGAGCATTCAATCCAACTCAATTCACTGATACAGTGATGGGTCCAATTATGAAAGCATTAAATGATTTCAGAGGAAAGCAAGGATCAGAATCATCTCATCAATACGCCAATGCAAAACAATCAGCATTACTTGACGAGATTGGTTTGTCTGCGTTTCCTCTTGCAGTTTCACGAATGCTAATTGATAAATTATTCAAGCCGTGGTATGAGGCAAACCCAACGTATGATCCAACATACGGAGGAGGATACGTTGCTGTTCCTTGGGACAACTGCAAATACGAATTAAACTTTGGCAGAGTTTCAAAAGCAGACTTGCAACTTGAGGACCAAATAAAATTAATCGAACTGGCAATCACATCGGGAGCAACTCAGGACCCACTTGAGATAAGAGATTTGCTAGAGGATGCAGGACTAGGATTGCGTAAAGAGTACGGCGAACAAATGTCGATGCAGTACAACAATTACGGAGCGATGCCTCCTGATATGGGAATGGAACAGGGAATGAATTTCGATAATCAAAATGTCGGCAGTCCTCCAATGGACAATCCAATTTACGATTCAATGTCACAGGATATCAGAGGATCATCAACTCCAAATATTCAATCAGGTCAGCCAAGCGACCCAAGATTGCAGATGGCATATACTGAGGGAGGCATCGGCAGTGGCAGGAAACCCGATCCTAGAAATTATCCTCATGGTGTCAAGCCGTCTAATGTTCCAACTGCGACAAGAACTCCCAAGGCTCATCCTGCGATGCCAACTGCCTATAATGCTAATATGCCGGTCAAACCAAAAGCAAGAGGAGAAAAATAATGCCTGACGACTGTTCTATCTGTGGCAAGACAAAAGAGATGCACGGCACATTTAGTGATCACAAATACGAATGCAACATGAGCGAGGCAGTCGCAATCAGTGGAGGACTCTCTGCTCAATCAGTTGGAGCAAAAAAGATTGAGGAGATGGAATCGTGCTCCTGCTTTGATTCAGTACATGAGGCTCTATTACATGAAACCGGAGCCAAGGAGGGAGGACCGGGTAGTGGACCACAGCAAGGCAAACAGCCAAAACGTATCGTAGGTTATCAAGGAGAGAATAACGATGTTCCAATCTATGATTACGGAGATCCAAAGCATTCACAAAACGATAAAACAATAACAGATCCTAAAACCGGTAAGACAGTCAGAGTTATTTCTGATCCCGGTGGTCTGTATTAATGGAATTAGAATTATTAGAACTTGAATGGAACGAGGGAGATCATCCTCGAGATAAAGACGGCGAGTTTGCAAACAAGGGAGGAGAGGAGCCGACTAAAACTAAAAAATCTAAAAAGACAAAACCAATCACTCCAACGGAACCACAACAAATCGCAGGACCCGATGAGCAGATTGATCACACCGTCAATGTCCGAGGTTATGACATCAATATCCCAATAGACAAAGACGAATGGGAGATTGTAGATGAGTTCATGGAAAAAAATAATTTGTTTGAGAATGTTGATGTCAAAGATATCAACGATAAGGAATATCATCAACTCTCTGACAGACTGACTAATTCTCTTGAAAATACGCTAGGCATTTCAGACGAACCGTATGGCTCGGCTTATCTTACAACAAACGGGAATTGGGTAGGTGGAGGAGATGAAGATCACAGACCTCAGATGCGTAAAGCGTTAGATTACGCCGGAATCAAACTCGTTGGAAAAACCGAAGGCTTGGATCATCTTGACCAAACCGATGTACTGAATTATGCACTCAAGATGTCCGGAACTATCAGAATTGGAGCAAGGGACAATTTGTTTGTCGATGTATCAAAACCATTGACAGGAGCACAGGTTAGAGCAATCTCCGACTATGCCATAATGAAAGGATTAGGACCTGACAATATTGTCATCGATACAAACAACGTGGAGGGACTGGATGAAAAACGAATACTCAGACAACTCGGCATCGAGGACCCTGATGATTTCAGCGATGATAATTATGAAACTGAAATCCAGAACGGAGAATTTACTTACAAGGAAATCAAAGAGGCTCTATTGGCAGGCGACATTCAAAATCTAATCAACCGATACACTGATCTCAAACGAGCAGGAATTGACGACAATGAAATCAACAGAGTAATAATTGCAGAGTTTGGCACAGACATTCCTTATCCTAATTTTATCAATGACTGGCAACCTCCCGATGATATCGGTCAAGGCTTTGTTCCTCCCATCGGTTTAGAAATTCCTGACACTGGATTTCCTCCTCAAGTCAACGATACAGGATACGCAGGAGGACGGGACATTACTCAACTGCCATCTTACAAACTTGACGAGCCATTTTATCCAAAGCCTCCAAGCATTCCCGATCCTCATCCAAATCAAGGATGGAATGCAACAGGTTCCAAAGTGGATTCACAACCTCCAACAATCGGAGTTACTGGCTATAATGTCGCTCAATCAATTCCTCCTTGGCGATACGACATTGAGGACGATCAGATGCAGGAATTAATTGTTGACAGAAATAAAAAGACTGGACAGTTTGTAAAAGACGGCACAACGAAATTAGATTTAATGACAGACAAGTCACTACCTCAAGCAATCGAAAAAGCAAGAGGAGAATATTTACATGGAACTCCTGAGCATCATCATCAAACAGTTGTAGAGATGCCTCACATGATAATATCGGAGGAGCCTGCCGAAGTTGATGAGGATGATCTTGATGACGATGATGACGAGCCTCCTTACATGGCAGTAATGCAGGAACTCGAACCTCAGTGGGCTAAGTATCACTACGGAGGACCACATGAACAGGATGACATCTGCAACAAGTTTAACATGAAAGTTTTTGATCTTAACGATATGGTTCATCGACCAATTCCTCCAAGCGAAGGACTAGGATACACTACGACTCATCCAAATTGTCCGTGTTATTGGCAACCAATAGCCAATCCATCAAAAACGGCAGTTGCATCCGAATCGGCTCAGAGGCATCTAACCAATATCAAAAAGATGGTAACACGCAGAGCCAATACCGGCGAACTCCACACTGTCTTTGAGGATGGAACTCTGTCACAACGCACTCGCAAGTCTAATCCCATGTATCGGGAAATCAGGGAGGCAGTCATGGAAATCAGACACGAATTTGAATGGCTGACAGACGATTATCTTACAAAAGTAAAACAAATCAACGCTCCCGGCAGAATGTATCTAATCAGAGCAAGTGGAGAGGCAATCACAGATCACAGAGGAGAGGGAGAACCTTATCGCAGATGGCTCTCACCTGATGAACTTCATGCGATGGCTCGAACTGCAATCACTAAAAAGATGGACATCAATCACAAGTCTGCTCCTGAAAATGATTATGCGTTCAATACAAAATCACAGGTCCTAGATTCTGAATTTAGCAAAGCACGCAACGAGATACAGATGCTCATCAACGAGCAAGATCCCGAGATCATAAATGCAATCGACAATCAAGTTATCACGGCAGTATCAATCAACGGAGGATCACCTAGAACCGAGGCAGTTGTTTGTCCAGACTGTCCAACAAATAACTGCGAATGTTTCCTTGTCCCCGAAGGCGTAGTCCTTGGCGAGCAGGACGACATCGCCTTGACATGGGTTGTCACTGATCCAAGAGGGATGATGTGGAGGGGAATGTGGATTCCTCCTGCCGTTCCCGGAGTCAAGACAACGGCGATTCAACCGATATGAGATACAACGAGCGACACGACAGAGAAGTAGCGATCTACGAAAAATTCGGCATGGTCCCGAAAAAAGATCGTGGATACCTCGGCAAACTGTCAGGCAAGTGCATTAATCCTCATTGTAGCAAACTCCAAGTCCATCACACAGTCCAAGAGGCTCAGGAATGTTTAAGAACGGCAAGTGCAGATTCCTAGTGGATTGCTCTAGGATCGTTCATCCAAAGAGTTGAACAGCCAAGGCACAGCCCAAAAGGTTCTTGTCTTGGTCAATCCATTTTTAATAACCCTTGTATAGTTAATCCAGAATCGTAATTCAATGGATTCAAACATTGACAAACTTAAAAAATGTCGTACTTGTGCAGAGGCTCTGCCAATTATGGAAACATTGAAAGTTCGTCCATCACAACGAAAATTAATTGAAACTGCAATCCAACTCAGTCACTCAAAAGATCCAAGACAAGTAGCATACGGCGAGGACTTTATGCTAACTGCCATTAGAGAAATTGATGACCCCGGTAAAGGCTATGACTTGTCACAGCAAACAACTCACATGAAAAAGGAAAAAGAGGCAGACGAAATCACTGGATCTCTTGATTCACATCAAAGTTCCAAGATTGATCAGCCCTATCCAAAAGAGGGAACAGATGCTCCTAATTCCGATATCGAGAGTATGCAAACTGCTCAAGGTGAGGACCAAATGGGAGGCATCAAAGAGAACTATCCTCCTATGATGGGAGGACAAGGAATGCCCGGTATGGGTATGCCCGGAATGGCTCCTGACCTCCAAAGACAAATGGCTCCACAAATGCCACAGATGCCACAAATGAACACTCCTCAGATGATGAGGCAAATGCAATACACAGTTCAAGAGGCACTCAAAAGATATCTTAATCCAACGATTCTCGAAGTCCGAAAATTAAGAGAGGCATACATCGCACTTGACAAAAAGTTACAGGAAACACAAAGTCAATCAGGATCAATGAAGTTAGACCTAGATGCAGTTAAAAGTAATTCAACCGTTAGAGAGCATGGCATCCGTGAAACAATATCCGGCACAGAGATCGAACTACCACGAATCGATCATGTCCGATACAATGTTGAGGAACGCAGAAATAACATCGCTCAGATGGACAAAGATTTAACAAAAGGGATCTACCAATAAAATCCCATTTTTCCTTTTTTTTAATAACCCTTGTATAGTTATTCACTAACTCACAACAAGCATGACCGATAATTATCCGGGACTATTTGACGGAGCAGTTGACGAACAAGCGTATGTTGTCAATGCTATCGCAGATGAGCAAATCACGATTGGCTCTCCTGTGATCACTGTTACTCCTGCATCCGGTGATCGATTACCAAGAGTTGAACCAAACAACACACAAGGAGCGTATTCTTATGGCGTTTGTGTAGGTGGCTCTCGTAATGGAACATACGGAGGCGTAAGTGAAGTAGCAGGCGAAACAGGCGAAGCAGTCAAGGTTTGCGTCTTGGGTCGATGTAAAGCAAGAGCAAAAGGTGACGTGACTCCGATAGTCATTGGCTCACCGTTGACACTTGCCGGAACCGATGGATTCCTCGAAGTCGCACTAGCCAGTGACGTTGTAGTTGCACGAGCACTACAACCGGCAACTGGAGCAAGTGACTTTATCGCTGTGCACGTAGATCAAGAGGGTGTCTTGTAAGATGGCTAAGTATTCAACAGAAAAACACACTAGACAATCTTTAATGGCACTTCCTGAACTCGCACACATTCGAGAGGCTCTCCAATTAGGAGCCGAAGCAAGTCAACAAATTGGACGACCAATGGATATTTGGCGACCAATCCGAGAAACACCATTGTCAGCATTCTTTGACAAATCTCCGGGTTCAATGGAAAATATGAAATTGAATCCTAATCTGCCGACAATTTGGCACAGAGCATTCGGAATCAGAATAGGCGAAATCGCAAAATCAAACCCCTACGTTGGAGGAATGCCTTTGCGTGAAACCGTTTCAGTTCCAAATACACTTTCCATTTTGAAAATTGCAGATGAGATAATCGAAGGAGCCGAACCTTGGAGTGATTGGAAACAATACTCAAGACTCATCGATATGGACACGCCAAAAGTCAACGTTCCAAAGACAAAATACACTGATCAGGTAGGTGGAGCACTTGCCGATAATATCAGTATATTCGCCGAAGCAGGAGGCAAACCTCCGGTAATAGGTGGAAAGATTGAACCAATAGAACTCGATTGTAGCAATACAAAGAACAGTTTTAGAGGAACAATCCAAGTCGAAAGGAACGATGTCAAAGATAACAACTTCCTAGCAGTTGAACAGCCATTGAAAAACGCAGGCAATATGTACTATTTCCTAGCAGGAAAAAGGATCATCGATGCACTTGTAGCATCAACGACTGTAAATACTGCAACAAAAGCATCACTGGATCTCCCAACTCCGATTCATTCAGAGTTTGAGGCTTTGTCCAATGTGATCAGATCCAAATTCCCCGGCACTCAGAGGAACAGAGCAGATACGATGTTCATTAATCCTGCCGATGCCTACAAATCAGTAGCAACATCAACGGGAGCAAGTGGCTCATATCCATTCTTGTCCAGATTCCTCTTGGGACCAACAGATAACAAAGACGTAGTGAATAACTCCGGCTTGGCATCTGCACTAGGACTCAAGAACGTTTGGGAAACTCCTCAGATTACCGAAGGAACTGTAATGATCACGAAACGAGATGTTGCTCAGGTAGTTGGACTCCGTGAGGATCTAACACTAGAGAACTTTGACTTGACAGTAGGTGGACTCTACAACACCGATATCGTAATTCGATTCGATGTTAAGGAATCATTCCAAGACGGAGCATACAAGATTACGGCATTCAATATTTAGGTGGATGAAATGGGAAAACTAACTTGTCAACGATGTGGAGCAACTGCCGAAGGCGAAACTTTCGCAGATGCAGATGAACTCATCGACCACGCAGTCGGACTCATTAGAGGACGACCTTGTAGTGGCAAGGAAAGCGATCTCACTTTCGACAACAAAAGTATTGAACCTGAAATCTCAACTAATTCCGACTCAGATAGTACAACTAAAAAATCAAAACGGAGGTAAAACTCCCTTTTTTCCTTTTTTT